CTAGTTTTGAGTGAAGAAGCGTCAGTTAATAGAACATCATATACGTATCTACCAGGTTTCAGTCCAGAGGTGATTGAAGAACCTAAAGAAATCTTTAGTTGTCCTTGTGTTGCATTTGGAAAAGATACAACGAATGAAGCAGCAGTTGTCAGTGACGCTGCTGATTTTTTCAATTTTGCTGCACCAGTAAATCCTGTTAAATCAAGTGGAGCATTTGCGTTGTTTTCAAGGTTGAACGATTGGTCGAAATTTGCACCAACGTCAACTACAATGTTGCTTACATATGCTGCCATTATTACAGTCAGTTAGATCTATCTACTGGTATTTATAAATCATTTTTTCACAATAGATATCAGAAGAGATTTTATCTCCTCAATATCAGATTTCATACTGTCTACATCATCCTTCAATTTCTTCATTTCCATCTTTTCTTTGTACTTCACTTCAGAAACTTTCATAAATTTATCAAATTCAGTCTTGTTCTGATTAATAATGGCACCACTATTCATATCTCTATAGAGAGATGTGTCTGAATCAACTTTTAAATAATTAGTCATCTGATGAGAATGATCTGAGGGCAATTGCTCTAAAGTTTTTAACTCTAGGAACTTCTGCTTGGTTAGTAGAAGTCATTACAAGTTTAATAACGAATCCGTTAAATTGAGGAGTATTTTCTGCGGTGAATTTGTATTCACTAAATGCATCTTCAAGTTCATTTGGATTTACAACTTTGTCTGGTGAACCGTTACGATTGAATGGTACATAAGATTGTGCAGAGTCATTAGAATCATTTCTGAACAATTTGTAGAATGCCCTAATATTGGCATCTCCCATTCTGTGTCCATCAAATTGAACAAATAGTGAGTTGGAAGTAAATTCAAGATCAATTTTCCTAGTTTCATAAATTGCAGCATTAGGATCGAATCCAGGAATATTAACTCTGCTATCAACTTCAAAATCGCTAACCCTAGAATCAACAAGATTGCTGACTGCAATGATGTTAGTTGTATTGAGGTCAACCATGGGTGATACATTTTCATCAGTTGTTGTCATCAATACTTCAAGTTCAAATGATTTTTCACCACCGAGAAGTTCAGATTCATTTAATTTAGAAGCAACTATTCTTGGACTATCAAGACGATTCAATTGATTTAAGGTAACAACTTCATATCCCAAATCAGTAAATGATGCTTCAGTTCCACTCAAACTTGTTCCTGATGTCGTTTTAACCCTTGCAGAAATACTTGTTCCTGAAGGACTGACAATATTAAAGTTTGGATTGACATATTCAAATGGTATGTTTTGAGTAACCTCAACATTATCACCACCACCTGCTTTAGTTGTAGTAAATGTTTTACTGGTATCACTAAGACTTACATGGTAACTATTGAATGTCTTTTCTCTCGTATCAATGTCATGAGTCTTATTAATTTTAAGAATAGATACTCCATTAAATTCATACTTAAATACGTTCGTGTTATTTCTGTGATTTGACCTGAGACTCTGATCTACACCTCTATTTGCAATAGTAATATTATTACCAGAAATAGTATTATATGAAATAATTTCTCTATCAATTGTCAGATAACCAGTGTTACCGGCACCAACTGCTGCTCCTTCAAATGTAGTAAAGTCTGCTCCAGATGCAACCGAAATGACTGTAGTATCGTCATCAATGGCTGCTGATAGAGTTGTTGGTTTCACATCACTATCAACATTATACACTCTGAGTTTATTTGTATTCGCATGCATTCCATGATTATGGTGATCGAACAACATCGTTACACCATCTCTAATCGGATCATTATTTACAGATTCAACTGCAGTCATTACCTTACCAGTGCCAGCGTTATTAAAGAAAGTATATACGCTTCCAGCAGAAATGCTATCTTTAACATTATCTACAACGAGTAAGTTAGTTCTAGTTGAAACACCAACATTGACTCTTACTCCACTTCCACTAGCACCAAGTTGATTCATCAATAGAAGATCTCCGACCTGATAACCAGCACCACCAGTAGCAACTTCAATTTGGGTAATAGTTCCAGAGGCATTAACAGTAACATTTGCTGTACAAGAACTACCAAAACCAGTGAGAGATGTAAATCCAATACCGGTATATGATCCTTGAGTTAAACCAATACCAGCAGTTGGTTGAACCAGTGCAGTAGTAAGACCTACTGTTAATGGTCCACCAGTTGCAAAAATACTACCACTGTTAGTGCCTTGCTCAATTCTATTACCAGATCCAAATACTTCAGTTGTTGCTGCGATACCGACAAACTGTCTCTTGGAGTATGCAGTGATTGGATTAGTCTTTCTAATCTGTCCAACTGGAAGTTCACTGTTAAAGAATGAAACTGATGTTGGAGTATTAGTTACAAACTTTGCTTTATTAAGTTTAAATTTGAGGTCTTCTAACTGACTTGGAGTCCAGGTTGATTGATTCTGTGACTTGAATAGAGAACCAAGATATGGTTGTTTATTATAAATCGATTTCAGTTTAAGATCTTCCTCTCCCATTCTAGTGATAAATGTCAGATATTTCTCTGTAGGAGCAATCAGTGTTAAAGCATATTCATAACCGGCTTGCAAATAGACGGGAGTATCGAATCTGAATGGTGTTGCTACACTACCATCATTTGAAAGTTCAACCTCACTTGAGGCAATATTAACTTGACCAAATGGTACAACAGTTGTTGTTGGAGTACCATCTCTCATAGTTCTGATTTGAACAGTTACTGGGATTTTGGGATCTTTTGTTTTGAAGAATAGTTCACCACCAGTTATAAACACACCATCGGAGGAATTTCCTATTTGGTCAGTATCAACTAAGAAAGATTGTGCAAGTGGATCATACCATGCACCAGTATTTGTAGAACTTGAAGATGATGTTTCTGTTCTTGTCCTAGTTGTTTGTCTAGTTGTAATTCTTGATGCTGGTCGTGTTCCAATTCTTCTTCTGTCAACTTGTGGAGTCTTAATTGCAAGAACTTGCTCTTCAACACTTGTAGCGTATCCAGTTGCACTATATTCAGTTTCAGCAGAACTTCCACCTGGATCCATTATGGATGCATTTGTGGGTGATGAAGTCAATCTGATCGTATTGGTGCCAACAGTAAATTTAGGATTAGAACCAACTGTTGGATCTGGAATGTGAAGTGAGAATTGTATGTCACCTTTTTCGTCAGTTACCAACTGTGTAGATTTTACAGTGCATTCTGCAGTTCCTCTAAGATTAACAAGTCTTGTTCCTTTTTTAACATATCCAAGATGATCAGGTCTTGTTTGTGATGCTAGACCTGCAAGATCAATATTGACAAATTGAGAAGTTCCAGAGTAAGAAGAACTACGTCCAGCAATTCTCTTTGTTGGGTTATTGAAAGGACCAATCTCATGATCGTGTCTTGCTGCACGAAAACGAATACTTATGCTTCTTCTCTTATATCCGCCAACACTATCGATAATATCACCAGTTCTGAATGCACCCTTAGTCATCGATACAGAAAGATTTTTGGGTACTGCATATTGATTCATGTCAACATTTTCCATGAAAACATAATATTTTGTGTTTGGTTTTAATCTCTTACCAGTCACATGTATATTTCTGGTACGGCAGTTATGAACAATATCTACGCCGACAACCCTATCTCCAAGACTAATATTCTCTTGTCCAGAACTAAGGTTGAGACCAAATACTCTTTCAGTTCCAGATTCTGATAGTGTTTGTTGGATATTGTCTCTAAATGTGGTTGATCTTGAGGTACGATTGGTAGTAACTCTACGAATACCTTGACCACCACGCTCAATTCTAGTGCTGCTACTACTCCTACTTGAAGAACCTGTTACTCGACTTCCAGTAACTCTCTCAGAAAGTAAATTAGTTCTACCACTCCAAGTGAATTCTGAAGAATTCCACCAACTTGCTGCCATTCCTCCATTTTCACGGTCTCTAACACCAAGCAATTCTGCCATGCTGTTGAATACTGAATCAACTTTAACAATATCTGGAGTTGGAAGAACTACTTCTTCAATCCAAAAATCTGTAGCAGGGGATAAGTCTATTGAACCCGCATATAGAGCAATATGATATGGATTTAGATTTTCTGTTCTAGTTGCAAGTGGTTGATTAACCAGTTCAACATCAGTGAATCCTAAGGTTAAACCCGGACCATTTCTAGTTACATTACTATCTGCAAAGTCAGTTGCCCAATCATAATCTGCATTTGCAAAGTCTGCCTGAGTTGATACAGTTTCAAACTGTAAGAAGATATTTCTTTCAGTAGAACGTGGACGCATCTCTCCACGCTTAAGGTCGATATCAAATCTTGATTCTCCCTTCATATTGGCACCTTCGTGGTTTCTAAAATTATCCACAAAGAAACCAGATTTAAATTTATCTAAACCAGTATTGGGGTCTTTGATTGAAAGATTTTTAGTGTCAGTTTCAAGTAAAGATAATGTAGTGTAGTTTTCAAGGTTTTTGATTCTATCTTCAAGACCACCAATATCTTTCATGGTGAATCTCTTATGAGGAACAAGTGTCAAATTAGTATCAAAAGTTGCATCAAATACATATGGTTCCATTGTGAGAACACCAACTTCAAATGCCTCATTATTTGCAACTGGAATTTTTGGATATTCTGAAGGTTCTCCCTCTTTAATTTGGAACTCCCCATCTTTAGTTAAGTATAACCTATCAATTCTACCAAGATAATATGCATAATCTAAGACAATGGTCTTATTAGTTACTGCAACTTCTGACTGTGAGTTTGAGAATGATCTTGATGTAAATGCAAATGGTGAAACTGTTGATGTTGTTACATATGTGTTAACTCTTGGTCTTAAGTCAATAAAATCAGATGCTCTCTTACTAAGAACCACTGGAATTTCTTTAGAATAATCAAGAGTATTATAACTATTGATTGACTCTACTTTTCCTGTACTCTCGTCAGTGGCAATATGATCGTAAATAATCCTAAGTCTTCTAGTCGGTTCATCAGAATCTGATTTTCTATTGATTCTTGCTATATCACAAAACTCTCTTCTATGCCCACTATCCAGGGTATAATTATCACTAATTTCCCTATCACCAAGCAGAAGAGTAGATATTGTGAAAATGATTCCAGAGGTTTGTAGTGTAACTGATTCTGCTAATTCAAATTTATCATCATTCTCATATACAAAACTGAGTTGAGTACCACTATCAACACTGACAACACGAGCGACTGCTCCTGATGTTGCACCAATTAATTGTTCTCCAACGGTCACATTATTAGAAAATGTATCACTCTGATCGGAAGCAGTGATAGTTGGAAGGTCTGGATCATTTTCATCATTAGATTCAAAAATACCAAGAACTCTTACAGCATCTGGTACATTTAAAGAAATACTTTCATCTTGTACTCTTGTTCCATAAACATTACTAACTGTTAGCCCATCATCAAATGTTGTGGAACCAATACCTGCTCCAGCATTCTTAGATCTTGCTACTACTAAGTTAGTACATCTAGAAATTGTTTTTGTTTTTGAAGACAACGTACTTCTCTTACATGTAAGAGTCAGAGTTGCATTACCAGTTCTACTAAGTGCTTCAAATTGAATTGTCTTTAAATCAGCAGCAATTGTAACTTGGGAATCAAGAATAATTTCTTTATGTCCATCGTCCCAGAGTAATGTATAAGTGTTCTCTGTATATGGTTCTAAGAATAGATCATTATCTCCAAGATCACTAAGTTGGAATGTAAATGAATTTGCGTTGGTTATATTTTTAGCAATCTGCTTTCTTACGATATAGTTACTATCAAGAAGATTAATAGATGAAAGATTTTCATTAGGAAGACTAATGACTTTACCTGGTGCAGATGCTTTCTCAAGGAAACCAGTTATTACGTCAAAGTCAGTGACAGTAATGGTAGTGGTAGTACGAGTACCTTCACATACACCAGCAATATCTGGAATAGATACAATTGTAATATTATTTCTGGTAACCGCAGAAACTCTATTAAAAATAGGAAGATTTGCGTTATCAGCTGCATTTGTATATCTGACAATATCATTAACTTTTACAAATGACCTAAAATCAGGAACACTAGGAGAAGTTACTTGTCCGCTGGTATGATTAATAGTAAATTGTGATGATTCTGTAAATACCTTTTTATCTTTAGTGAGAGCAACGTTAACAGCGAAACTATTAGCACCACCACCTGTCTCACCGATTGATTTTACATCACTAATGTCATTATCTCTAATTGCCGTAATATTTCTGCCTACATCAATCCCATTAATTTCAAGTGGTTCATTGATTTGAAACTCTCCTTGAGCATCTACTAGGTTAAGAGTTGTTCCATCTGTAACTGCTGCATGAAGGTATCCGCTTGCTCCACTAAACTTACCTCTAACATATCCAGATGCAGGAGCAGTAACACCAAGAGATACTGTAAGAACAGTAAATGTTTGGATATCATTAAGTCTTAAATCAAATCTTTCTGTGCCAATACCTGATATATTTTTCTTTTCAAAATCGTAAACTCTGGCAACACCTATAATATTTCCTGTGTCAGCGTCTCCATCCGCTGCTTTTCTTTGATCTCTTAGGTCTACTGTATATGTGTTATTAAATCCAATAGTCGGTGAACCTCTCAAGTTTTCTACTTGAAGGTTATTTCCAATATTAACCGGAACACTAATATTATCTTTTTGTCTTGTAGTTCTTGGTTTATCGATGTCTACTGAGGTTGATGAAATTTTATCAATCTCATATCCCCTTACGTATGCTTTACCTGAGGAAATTTGAAGTGTAAAAAGATCATCAGATGGAGTATTGCCACTTTGAGTCAACTGACCCGGCATATAAACACCTTTGTTACCAATTCTGTCGTTTAAAGTTTCTCTAATATCGACAGCAAATGGTCTAATGTAGTAATCGCCAGATTCATCATATGTTCTTCTTGCAAGTTCGTCTTTGAAAATATTATAATCTGTTTTGTTGACTAATTTTTCAACAACTCCATCTTTTACACGCAACAATTCTACAAAATCAGCATCTGCATTATCTGTGAGAGTTTTCTTAGTAAGAGTTGCAGTTATTCTAAATCTATCTGCGCCCGGAGCAGATTCATTTGAAAATCCTTTTGCATTATCGAATAGATCGGGATTTTCAGAAGAAGCGGTTACAATATCTTCTGTAATCTGAAGACCTACTTTGAAACTAGGTGAATTACTATATTGATCTAAAATTACAGTGCTTCCAGGTACTTTTATAAAATATCCTCTAGCAAAAAATACCCCTTCATTTACTGAAGATGAAGATCCAATTTTTGTAGACTCTGATGCAATACATCTTGCAAATAAATTATTTGCAGTAATAGTAGTTGATGAAAAGTTAATGTCTTCTAATGTAATTAGATTTTCACCATCTTCAAATTCTGCTGTTACGCCATCAGTGCCAGAAGCAGTATATTTAATGTATAGAGTATCAAAAGAGTCTTCAGATTCAATATTTGTAAGACAATTTACTACAGTTGCTGTAACACCAGAAGTCTCACCTTGAATTTCAATATTATTATCTTTTAAATATGAAATATATGAACTAACAGGAATCTCTAAGAAAGTGGGATCAATTCTAATTGCAAAATACTTGTTATCATAAAATACACCACCAGGAACAACCATTGACCCTTCTTTAAAGAAGTGTTGTCCAAACTTTTCAATCTGTCCTTGTAGAATAGATTGTAATGTAGTTAGTTCCCTGGATTGAATTGGAAATCCAGGTTTGAACAATACCTTATTATAATTCTTGTCTTCATTAAAATCATCAAAATAAGGAGAGACATTTAGATTGGTGTTCTGGGTCATGTTCTTAGAACTCTACTACGATTTTTACTTCTTCTTTTTGTGAGGACGACCTAGTTATAGGTGCTCTGTTGTCAATGTAAATAATATCACCTGAGTACATCTCAACATCTGGATTTGCTTTTCCGTTGGTGAAACTTTGTCCCAAACCAATTATTTTTCCACCAGTAGTTATACTTGAACCATTATATGATATATCAGGTTGTAGAATAGATTGACTAGTGCTATCAAATATTGCATCGGCGCAATTGATTGCAGATGCTATTCCTGCAAAATCAAACTGTCTAAAACCATTATTTGCAAATGTTGACAAACCGACAGGTTGATAATATCGTAAAACACCAGTATCAGGATTCCAAGAAGCAACATAACCAACTGCTGTTTGACCAGAACCAACTGTTTGTCTAATTTCAGCATTTGCTGGATAAATGATTCCAGATGTGACACCTATGCCTGTAGGTGTTAGTTTCAATGCACTAAGATTGGTCGCGGTAGAACTATTTAGATTAGCAGTTGAACTTCCATATTCGGTTGGGTTTCTAACAAGACCAACTCTTGAGAAAGTATTTCCAATCACATAATCAGGATCACTATCATATTTGGAGTAAACCATGACTCGATATGAACCTAACTCACGATAAATATCCGCTCCATGACCATTTTTTGGTGGAATTGAAACCTCAAATTCGGCACCACCACCAGCAGTTACAGTTTTATTGCCGGAAGAAGTGGTGCTAAAATTAACAAATCCTCTAGTATAATTAGTTCCAGGAGATGTAACACTAACTGTTTCAACTCTTCCAGCAGTAATAGTAATGGAAACTTCTCCACCAGTGCCATCACCAAGAATTGGAACATTTGCCACTGTGCCTGATGCACCATCTGGATCGATTGAGTATCCAGAACCTCTGTTTTTAATGGTTACAGTTTCAATTCTTCCCTTAACAGCAGCATTTTTTACACTTGCAGTATTAGCATCTCCCCAATTTGCAGGAAGTGGCATATATTTTTCTGTAGTAAATTTAACAATATCTGCGGGAGAAATTGTATAAAGATACTTCCAGAGGTATCCATCACTTCCTGCTTGTTGAGGTACTGTATCAACAAAATTTGGTTCATCCAATGATCTTTGACCAGTTGGATAATCGGGATTTGTTCCGTTATTAATGCAAATATAAACTTTAAATTCAGAGTTTACAACATAAAACCGAGATTCATATAATGTCTTAGAACTAGTTTGTGGTGCTCCATTAGTAATGTCATAATCATTTCTGTACATATCATATGTTATGCCAGAAGTCCAATTAATTCTTGGAACAATTCTTGCAACATCATTGATTCCAACTCTTTTCAAAAAGAGCATAGAATCATAATATCTGTCTTCTTGTTCAAATGAGTCTCTTGGATCCGGGGGACTCGATGACCAAGTGCTAGTTCCATATTCCTCAATATCTACATTTGATGGTTTTGGATGTCCTAAAAATGTATAATAAAAATTAGAGGTTGTACCAATTCCAGTCAGAGATTTTGCAAAGGTCTCTGCATTTAATATTCTAAATTGGTCAGTAATTATGGCAGGCATGTCTGTCCGATTTTTGATTATTTATACTAAAACTAGTAACCTACTCTTAACTGAGAAAGTCTAGATACGTGTGCAGACGTATTTATCCCCGCAGTACCATTTGTATTATGGAAAGTGAATGATTTTGCAGTTCCTACAGGTCTAGTTCCTGTATTTATCTTACCCCAACTATAAGTGCCATGAGTTGCAAGATTAGTTGGTTGTGTAAGGGTATTGATTCCCGTCAAGGACTCTATATTAGCAGATACTACAATTCCAGATGCAATTCCTGCAGGCACTACCTTTGCAGCACGATAAACATTATCAACAAAACTCGTACTGACTGCAACAACATTGTTCACATCACCATCAATTGATGTGACTCCAGCACCAAGAGTAGTATTTCTAATTACAAAATAATCACCTACAGAAATACCTGGGTTTTGAACCTTACCATTAGCAACAGTGGAGCTATAAATTCTTGGATCTGGGAAAATAGTAAATTCAATCTTTGGTGTGTTAGTTCCAATTCCTAATGCACTTGCTCCGATAGCAGTAACATTTCCAAAATCACCATCATATGTGACTGATTGAATCTTTTCAACAACTGCGGTAGTTCCAAGTCCAACAATTCTGATATTATTTTGTATTTGACCAAGATCATCAACTTGTGAGAATGTCCAACAATCTTCAACATATATTTCAGTATCAGTCGAACTGACGGGAGCAATCACGTTAGTTGATGGGAAATATAGAGGTTCAAGGTAAGATCTTTCTTTAGAAATAACTTGACCGTCAATAATGAGATCCGAAGTTTGCTTGGTCCACTCTACAGGTCTTAAGAATGATGAATCAGTAACAATACCAACACCACCATAAGTTTCAGTTTCAACTGTATCAGCAGCAATTAGTTCATATATGGTTCTTTCACTTTGACTAGGAGTGAAATCCTGTTTTTGTAGTCTTAATCTGTCACCAGGTTTTACTGATTCTTCAACATCAATTTCTTGATAATCTAATGAAGAACCAGTATAGAAATATATTTTGAATTTGCTTCCTGCTTTTGGAGCTTCATTGAAAGTAAATCTTGTTCCACTAGTAAACACATAATCAATTCCTGGTCGCTGAAGAACATCGTTTAAGAAAACTAAGAAATTATTTTGAAGAATAATTCCCGAATTTGGTTGTGCAACAAGACTATAATATTCTTTTGTGACTTTTGTTCTGGTTATGAGGAATGTTTTTCTAGCACCGTTAAACTGATTACTAAAATCATCCAGTTCAAGCAATTGACCAAATGTCCATCCAGCAAACTTGTCTTGGTACTTATTTCTAACAGTGATACTAAAGTCAGTAGATCCGACTCCAACTGGATTAAATGGCAGACCAGTCAAGAATAGTTCATCTCCAACTTCATACCCAATGCCACGATTGGACATATTAAATTTAATAATACTACCACCAGTACCAACAACAACGTCCATTTTGGCATCAGTACCTGAACCACCAACCAACGTAAGATTTTTATATGGTCCAGGTTCATCTGTGAATACTAGGGGTGGTGCTGCCTGACTATATCCAGTTCCGCCCGACACAACAGTAAATCCAGTAATTGTTCCTGCAGCGCCAACAGTTGCAGTAACCGCAGCACCGCTTCCGCCACCAAGTGTATCTGCAATCGAAACGTTTGGTGGGAATAAGTGTCCAGCACCACCAGAGCGAACACCTGTGGTGCCCACACCAACAGTGACTCCTGTAATTACACCGGAACCATTTACAACTGCAGCACCAATAGCACGAGTAGGAACTTGATAATTGCTACCAACACCAACTGCAAATTCATTAATCATGCCACCACGAGGAAGATCCTTATTTGCTTCTTCACCAGTAAACTTAATGTCTTCTCCACTACCCGTTTTAACAACTTGATAATCAGACTTTTGAATGGAACCAACATCACCATAGAATGGTCTTTGGAAAATATTATTAATTAAAACTGCACCAAAATTGGTGGTAATACCAGTAACTCCAATGCCATTTCTAAGAATGTTGAATTGTTTTTGAGTTCCATCGAATTCTTCTGAAACATCATCCATAATAACATTAGTATCATATTCTAATCTGTAATAGATTCTTCCAGAGAAAGTTGAGTTAGTTGTCAAGTTTCCAATTCCAGCAGGTCCGTATGGTGGATCACTGAAGTAAATTTTACCTTGATTGATTCTATAATCCCCTGAGGCGATAGTAGTAGCGGCACCAACCGTGTGCGCGGCAGCAACAGTACCCATTGCTCCACGTTGAACATTAAGTATGTTAGTCGCTCCTATACCGACCAAATCAACTTTTAAAATTTCATCTTCAATTTTGATAATAGACTTACCTGCAATGTTTGATACATCTGTTACTGAAATCTGTGTTGAACCAATTCCAACTGAAGATGCCAAACCAACAATAACGTCTTTTCTTGCAAGAGGACTTTGGATAACATTATCAATTGTTATAATGCTTCTAGAAGTTGCAAGGTCAGTTTCCACTGAAAGTGACTGGGTAAGACCAATTCCGGTAAAATTGGTAATTGTCATTGCTATTCCTGCACCAGCAAGTGCATTTGCTTCACTGATAGCAAGTTTGAAAGTGTCCTCACCTGTTCTAATTGCATAGACAAATGATGGCATTAAATTAGTAGAAGCAACACCAGGAGCACTATCAGTTACAATTCCAATAGATGAACCAGTATTAATTCCAGTATTTGTTGGATCATATAAAAGTCTTTCACCAGTATTGAAATTATGATCATTTATTGTAAATACACTTTCAGTGCTAATTCCAGTTGCGGGATTAAATGTGTTATGAAGAAGAGGATCACCCCCATTAAGTATGGCAAATGTACTTAATCCTACGATTCCACCACCAACACTCGTTGTTACACCAGTAAATTGTGGACTGATGTCATCAATCATAAGAACTTTATTGGTTCTAGATTCGTTATAATCGGTAATTACTTTAGAATCAAATATAATGAGTTTGGATAAATTAGGTGCATCTGTATCTTCTGAAGCAAGGTCATAACTCATTCTTGTCTGTACTGATGCATCGCTAACTATTTCAACATTAAAGTTGATCTCCGTATCGGGAGGAGACATGTTAACTTTTTCCGGAGGCGTAGTAATAATTTGATAATCCGAGAAATTCTTATACCCGGCAGTGTGATCCAAACTGTCAACAGATTCTTTCCATTTTTCTAATGGAATTTCTCCACGAATACTATACGAAAATCTTTGATAATAATCATTATCATGAATTCTTTGAAGATCATCATTCAATCTACCAATATTATTTTCCCATATACCACTATCTTGAGATGTACTTCCTACCTCTAAATCAAAATCAAATTCTTCTATTTCTGAAATAGTTGCTTTAAAGTTACCTACATTTCCACGAATTACCGATGACTCAGTAAATTCTCCATTAACGTCTGAAATTCTTAAAGTATTTGTAATTTCATCCCAACCATTTTTTGCAACAATACCAAATATACTTGGATCATTAGTATCAACGATTTTTTCTCCCTCTGTGAATCTCACATTTCTAAATTCAGGAGCAAATGCTGATAAATGATTATTTTTAATAACTCTACCAAACTGTGCATTTTGAGCAAGATTATAGTCTCCACCAGTAGATCCAATACCAGCAATAGAATAACTGATACTTTCTGTTCCACTAACTGTATTACGAGCACTTATAATAAAAGTTCTAAAACCATAATCACTTGAATTATATCCATCTGCATTATTAGTAATCTGAACATTTTCTACATATATTTCATCTCCAATTTCAAAGGGGAAAGTGACAAATCCATCTACAGGTGCTTTTAGTGAAAGAGTATTCACCTGTGAATTAGAAACTGCATTAATTATACTAACTCCATTTGAGTTATTTGTTGGTATAATTCTAAGATCTTCTTTTAAATTACTATCGTTAACAATGATATCGACTGTTTCAACAGATCCACCTTGAAGGGTTGAACTTGTAACAATTGTACTGTTTCCAATGGCAACTATCGATGGTGGTGTAATATAATCTATTCCAGAAGTAACAATACCGATTGAATTTAACGTTCTAGTATTGATAAGTTTAAAAACAATATTGCTATTTGCTTTTGGTTTGAGAGTTTTATCTTCCAAATATTCGATACCTTGATCATCAATCGAAGTATCTAAAATTTCACCAATTTCGGTGGTGATTACTTTAAATTCTGCGCCTTTTCCTAAGGTGGTTCCAATAGATACAACTATTGGGGCAGTTTTAATATTGATACCAGAATTTATAATTTTAACTGAATGTATTCCACCAATTTCAGTCTTTGAATTAGTAGAGTAAGTTGCAGTACTGAATCCTGCAGAGGTGTATGATGTTGTCTCTGCAGATCCAACTAAGGTAAACCCAAATTCAGTCGATGCAATAGACGTAAGTGTATAATTTTGATTAAATTTTGAATCTACTATAGAAATTTTAGAATAATCACTTACATTTTCATCAACAGACGATGGATAAGTATCTGTAAAGTTACTACCATCACCTTCAAGTCTGTAATAAAATTCTTTTAATAAGTTGTTATTGATATCTAACACAATTTTTGTATTAGGATCATTATTACCGATAATGGAGTTTCCATTTACATCGACGGGTTTTTTAATTAGTTTGGACTCATATCTAGAATTAAACTCTTCATCAATATAGAAATTAATATCAAAATTATCAAGACTTGTATCTTTGACATCAAGTTCTAGTTTTCCACCATTTAGAACATTTAATTTTGGATTTATTTTTGATATTTCGTGAGTTCCCGACCCTTGCTCAGTTATAGTAATATTCTGATATGGGAATACTTTTGAATTGAAATCTGACTCTGCTAATCTCAATCTATCATCAGTTATTTTAATAACATGATACTGTCTATTATTCTGTAAGGGTGTTGCAACTCCAACAGCATTTGTGTAGATGACAACATCACCTGTTTCCAAACCATGATTTTCAATAGTGATTTCTGATGTTGTTCCAGTTGCAATTCCTGCAGGAACAAATGATTTAGGATTAACTACAAGTTTTTTGAGAGTTTGGTTATATTTTAATATAGATGTTTGAGTTTTGCTTGGGATAACATTAAATCTTACTTCATCACCCAGACTTAAATTATGCGCCTCATCAAGGACAACATTAGCGGAAACTTTTTTAACTATTCCAGTAAGATTGGGTTTTGTCTGAGATAATGTATGATTAGTTCCCGTTGAACTATTGACGAAGAAAATAGAGGAGGATGCAACTCCTGCTTTTGATGTAGCTAATCCAATAAAATCAGTTCCCACATTTACGGCAAAAAGATCAACGCTAGAAATATCAAATGCATTAGTTAAACTAGCAGTAGCAGATGCATTAATTGTTCCTCCAACAGAAACAAGACTCAACTTATCACCCGTGTTAAATCTATGGTTTCTAATATAGATTGCTCTGGGAGGAATAGAAACAGTTATATTTGTACCTCCAGAAGTTCCAACGACAACTGAAGTATAAGTAGAACCTATACCAACAGCAGAAACAGCAAAGTTTTCTGTTCTATTGAAACTTATATTATTATTTTCTAATTTTTTATCTATGTCAAAGGTGAACTTTTGAAGTTGTTTGATTACTGCAGTTCCTGCTGCGTGACCACTTGCTGAACTGCCATTAACGGCTCTAGTAACTCTATATCTGTTATTAGCAGCATCAATGGCAACAATTTGCATTAATTCATTACCAATTTTTAAAATTTCACTTCTTTGGAACTTACCAGTGAATGTAGAATCGGATAATTGAATATCTGTAGTAAAACCAGTGACTGTTGTATTGGCAATTGCAACTGAAACACTACTATTGATAGAATTTAATTCAATTTTCTTAAAACCTTCAATATTCTTATACAATGCAGATGATATTCCAGAAATTTCAACAATATCATTGTTTGAAAAATCATGTGGAATTGTGGTAATACCAGTTATTACATTATTTTCAACACTGAAAATAGTATTTTCTAATACTATATCGGAAGTAGTGATATTGGAAATATTTCTTCCTACAATTTCATCAATTTCCGCATCAATTGATGATTCATTTAAATTGACTTGTTCTCCAACTTTATAGTCAGAACCAGAATTTGTTGGAATTACAGAATCAATTCTATTGGATTTTACTTTGTTTACACTAAGTTGGGGTGTTGAGTTGAGAGAATCATTTAAGAAAGGATATTTTCTAAAGGAATCTCTTACTCCAAGGTGAGTTACATTTCTCTTGTATGAACCATCATTTAAAGTTGAATCATTTTGATCTATGAAAGCATCATAATTGAATACATCAGTTTCATTGTAGTGTGATTTTGTAATATATGGATAAGAAACACTATCGCTTGCATCTAGTGTTGAGAAATATGCATATGTTCCATTGGGAAACTCTGGAGTTATACAGAATCTTCCATTATACTCATCAAGATCACCATTTGCCTTATAAACGTAATCTTGAGTGAAGAACCCTTCAGTAGATACTTCTTCAGTAGGTGGTCTGAGTAATGTTGAAGTTTCTTTATCTACTACATAACTTGACTGTAATTTTTTCTTACCACCAGGATTTCCGTTAGTAAAAATTGCAAATGTATTTCCATAAGGACCATAAATTGGATTGCCATCATATGCCCATCCTATAATTGGAGAGTGATTTAGACCAGTAGTTTTCTCATCTCCATTGACATCAAGATTATCATTCAATAATGTACGGAGTTTTTTGCCTGCATAGAAAGAAACTACTTTACTTTGTTTTTCCGTCAAATTAGATTTAATTTTGACTAAATCTCTATTATTTTCAATATCAAGAACATGTGAATATCTTTTAACGTTATCAAGTTTCCATTCATGTATTTCTGCATTTAATTTTCCGCCAGATCCAGTTGGAATTACTTCAATAGTTGTGTCTTTCGCATAACCAGTACCTGAGTCAATAATATCAATTGATGTTATAGAACCATCAACAATATTAGCAACTAATTTTGCTAATCTGCCTTGACCGATAACATTGACCGTTGGTGGAGTAGTATATTCTGAACCCGAATTTGCAATGTAAACTGAAGTTATTTGACCATTAGAAACAATAGGTTTAATATCTGCATCTTTTCCTGTTTCAATTTTTACATTTGTATCTTTTTGATAATTGATTAAATTTGTTACACCGTAGCCTACTCCACCATTTCTAATGAATACATTATCAAGTTTTCCACGAACTACGGGAACAGCAACAGCGTTATAATATGCAGGGGTAACTGTGGTGTCTCCAATAGAAACTAATCCATTAATTTCTACATTAATACTTGGATACTGGAATGTATGAGTTCCTACACCAACACTAGTGAGATTTTCATACAGTTTTCGTTCGTAATTAACACTACTGATAGATGATGCTGTTCCTGCTTCGCTCAAATAAAATCTATCAGCATCTAAAACAGTTACTTTGTAATTCACTCCTGTTGATAATCCAGCAATAGCAGTACCATCAAATGAATATTCTACATTATCTCCACTCTTAAATGTGTGGTTTCTTGCATAGATGTAGTTATCTTCAATATTGACTCCAACAAAACTGGAATATAAATTCTTTTGATTAGTTGGTGGCCAAGATACTGCATCAACAACTACCTTTTTACTAGAAAAATCTTCAGTAGAATTTGAAATGACAATTCTATCAATAATTTTTCTAATTTTATTGGATCTAAAACTATGCTGTAGAGTTCCATCATTTGTAAAATCAATTGTTCCAATACCTGCTAATGCATTCTCTTCTGATGTGTGAAGTGTTAGTTCTGTACTACCAATTGTTGAAAGGAAATATACTGCATCAACTGTCAATCTATCTGTTCCAAAACCAACAGCAGTGCTTCCGATTCCAATAGGAGTTCCTGTACAAGAATATACAACTTCTTCACCATTTATGAATCTGTGATCAGAAATATTAATTTTATTGTCAGCAACATTTATAGCAAATTCATTGAAAGACTTAGAATAAGTAAATCCTCTCATTCTTGCCTCTGCAAGCGCCTCTGTTCCATTTCCTCCAGAGATTGTTACAGTAGGAGTGTTTTCATAATTAAAACCAGCATTGGTAAGAATAACATCTTCAATTTTTCCTGTAAACTGTCCATAAAGAACAGCATCTGTTCCATTGCTATCATCTACTGATACTTTTGGTGGATTTATGATATCATAATCACTTCCATTATTCAAAATATTGATAGCATCAATCTGACCATAGAAAATTGAGTCCTCTCCAACTGGTGAGTACAATTCAATACCATTTACTGAAACACCAACTGGACCAACTATATCTTTATGTTTAGTTGCTGGTTTTGGATTCTTGTATATTCTCTTGAAATTATTTTGATTGACTAAATCTAGTTCAAATAAAGAAGATGGGGTTAATTTGTGTATATGAGTCGATGAAATAGTTGAAATTCCACTAATATTAAAATAGACCCCATTATTAAGTGAGGCAAGACTTGATGCTAACTTAATTGTATTACTATTTACTTTTGAAGCATAGTAATTTCCTGTTGAAATGCCACTTGCTCCAGAAATTAATTGATAGTATAATCTTTCACCATCTTTAAAGTTATGATCTGGAATAGTAATTGTATTATCTATTACATTTATTTCCGTAGATGGAAATTCCTTAGATCTATCGGTAATATTTACATCATTATATCCAGGAAAACCTGAAAATGCTACGTATGTGTTTTTGTCATTATCAACAAACGTATTTTGAATATTTGATAAAACACCCTCAGAGTTTAAATTGGAATTTGCAAAATCGAGTCTCTTTCTTACAATATATTTTTGATCTGGTAATAAAGAACCACTATTGATTTGAAACTCAGTTCTACTATTAACCGATGTAACTAAGCGATTTGATTCTACAATGCTATTATCACTCTCCAATAAAATATCCACATTATCATCAACATTAAGATAATGATTTCCTTGTGTTTGGATAAGTGTTGAAGATGGAGTGTTCTCCACATTCATATATGTTACATTATTGTAAAACCACTTGTTAAATCTAACATCGTCTTCATCTATTTTTTCGCCAAGATGCTTAACTGAAATTATATCATTTTTTCTAAATTGACTAGTAGTATTTGCATTCTCTGCAAGTCCTACAACAGTGCCAACAACTCGCATTGTGACAAGTTTATCCATGTCATTATCTTCATAACCATATACAAAATTACCATCAAGGATAATATCACCTTCTATTAGAGTTGTAGATAAACCTACACAATTAAAGAATTGATTAGCACTTTTTCCACTATAAGTTACTTCAACATAATCCCCATTTTCATTATTAAAAAATGATCCACTTTCGGGGAATCCAATAGTGGAGTCTACAGTTAGAGTTGTATTAGTAACACCAACTCCTAAAACTCTAGTCTTTTTGCTGACTTTAAAACTATTTTCAATTGAATTTCTACTAAAAAAGATTTTATGATATTTTTTATTGCCTAAGAATACATCTTGCCTTCTTCCAACCACACCCTTTGCAGTTGGATTTGTGACAGAATCCTGCAATAGAGTCGTTTCTTGGAGTTTTGATGCATTTCCACTAATAGATTCAGCAACTATAATGTCTGAAAGTTGAAAATTAGCAGTTGAAGCTTGAATTGTACTATCAAATGGTTTTAAAATCTCAACAAACTTACCAAAAAGAACAGAAAACAGAATTTTTAGTGAAGAATCAGTTCCCTTTGAACTGTAAAAATCTCTTGCTCTTGAAAGTATGTTATCGATATTAACACTTTCAAATTTTCTATCTTCAATTCCTGGTAAAAATATTTTTTTATATTTTTTGAAAAATTCTGCTAAGAATACTAAACTAAGATTGGTAACAGATGAATCCTTTGCATGAAAACTGGTGTTACTATTATTGAATTTTAAAAATTCAGAATTACCATTTCCACTAATTTTATCAATACCAGAAAATCCCCTAATACATCCTGTAAAGGCATAATGAGTTGCCGTTGGAAGTGCAGTTGCATCTAATGGATTTGTATCCGTTAATGAATAAACATTATTCAGAATATCTGTTTCATCAGAAATTGTAATTGTAGTAGTGTTCTTAACTTCTGTAACGTAGTATACTTGTCCCGCTACAACAGAAGAAAAAGACTTATCAAATATAATACTTTGATTTACAAAGGAATTTAGACCAGTACAAGATGAAAGTTGAATGGTATTGTCTGATGAATTGAAACCAGTAACCTTTTGGGCATATGATGTTTTACCAGTATATGTGAAAATTTCATTATTTACTTTTACAATTCCATTTTTTGGTAAGAATCCTAAATGATTGTCAACTTCAATAGTGCTTGCAAGGTTTGATATAAATTTAGTCAGTTTTGGAGTAGTTTGAGTAAACTTTAATTTTACAAAACTATCAATATTTTTTAAATCTGCAATATTTTCAGCAAGATCAATTGTTCCGTACTCATGCTCCTGAGACAGATAGTATTGTTCCAAAAACTCTTTAAAGAGTGGATTGTCATCTAAAATAAATTCTGGAAGTTGACTTTCCAGAATATTGGAGATTTTTACTTTACTATCTGACATTTCTTATCGAGTAAATTTCGTGCTGCTGGTGTAACTTGAAGGAGGGACATAATTGCCACCAGATCTACTTGATCCAGAGGTAATTAAATCTTCTTTAAGTGTTAAAACACTTTTTCCTGTAGTATCTAGGACAATATAAAGGTTCTCTTTTGCGACGATATCATTTGACTCTGGTGTTACTCCAATTTCAATACGATTGAGGAGTGAAGTCGATGTAATATTAATTGGAAACAGAATAATTTCTCCTTTTACATAATCAACAGTTCCTGCCTTTTCAATAACAGTTAGAATTTCATTATCTTCCCCAAAACTAATGATTGATATTGATCCGGTCTTTGGTGATGCTTGAAGTGGTCTTCCTGGAATTGTGATGTCAGTATCAGGAACATCAGTTAAGAAAAGAGTTCCACTAATACCCTCAACTGTAAAACCAGAGGATCTAACATTAAATCCTTCAACCTCAGCATGAAACTTATTTGCATAGCAGAGTTCATAGTTTGCAAGAGTATTGAATGCAGGGACCAAATTCCTTCTTATTACAAGATTAGTAATATTTGAAGTAATTCCATCATCAACACTATCAATTTGGGAAAGAAGTTTACTATATTTTAATCTTCCACCGAAGGAATTGATATCGGATGATCTTGCATAGTTCTGAATTGCATTTACCACTCTACTATAGAGGTCTTCTCTACTTGTAACCAAACC